AGCAGTACTATGGGCATATAATATTAAAACCCAACAAGTATGGCTTGTAGATATTAAGAATGATCAGGGTGGTGGTGTACAAAAAGCACATAAACTTATGAAGGAATGGTACGACAAATATTGGTTAGCACATTGGGTAATTGAAGAAAACGGTTTTCAAAGAGCGATCGGACAAGACCGAGACATAAAACAATGGGCAGCTAATCATGGTGTACGTATAGAGGGACATCAAACATATAAAAATAAATGGGATCCTACATTTGGTGTGACCAGTATGGTAGGTATGTATGAACAAGAAAAAGTAAACATACCGTACTCTGACGCAAACACACAACGTAAAGTAAATATCTTTAGACAGCAACTGATCTACTTTTCACAAGCAGGTGCAAGTAACTCACGTAACGTAGGAACTAAAACTGACTTAGTTATGGCTAGTTGGTTTCCTATGAAACGAATACGTACCAATGTAAAAATGATGTTAGCTGAAGCTGAAGCTGACTATAATCCATCCTATAGTTATTATAAGCAAAGTGAATACAACGAGGTTTTTTGGTAATGCTAAACGCAGATGAGCTGTTAATCAAAACAGACGATTTAAAAGCAATGCACGAACAAAGCGGTCATTTCGAGTACCGTGATCGTGTACGTTCTATTATGAACGGTGGGACAAATGGTATCTCTGCATTACTAGGTCAAGAAGCAAAAAACTACGATGTTGACTTACCAATACCTAATCTTATTAATTCAGGTCTAGAGCATTTAGCACAGAAGTTAGGACGTATGCCTGACATAAAAGTAGACTCCTATGCAGAGAGTGAACGTGCTAAAGCAAAAGCAGATAAGTTAGAACGTATTGTTACAAGTTTAGACGCTTCATCTAAAATGGAAATGCAGTTACCACAAGCTGCACGATGGTTACCAGGTTATGGTTTTTGTGTATGGATCATTAGACAAAAGAAATCACCTGAAGGAATCATGTATCCACATGCGGAACTAAGAGATCCTTACGATTGTTATCCAGGATATTATGGCGCAGATCAACAACCTAAAGAGTTGGCGTTAATACGTTTAGTACCTAACCAAGTTATTAAATCTATGTATCCACAAGCTAAAGTCACCATTGATGAAAACAGTGCATTCCCATCAGGGTATAGCAAGTTTAAATATACTGATGGTTTCTCTAGAAGTTGGGACAACCACACAGGTGACGGTACAGAATTAGTTGAGTATTATGACGAAGAAGGTACATATGTATTTTTACCTGAAACAAAACAAATATTAGATTTCACACCTAATCCAATAAAATCGGGACCACGATTTGTTGTATCAAAACGTTTTAGTTTTGACAGACTATCAGGTCAGTACGATCATGTTTTAGGTTTGATGGCAGCTATGGCTAAGATTAACGTCTTGTCCATAATTGCAATGGAAGACAGTGTATTCACTGAAACAAATATTATAGGAGAGCTAGAGAGCGGGAATTACAAGAGAGGTAGACTTGCAGTCAACTATCTAACACCTGGTTCACAAGTAGCTAAACCACCAAATAATATACCGTATCAATTGTTTACACAGATCGACCGTATAGAGAGACAGCTTAGAGTTGGATCTAGTTATCCAGTGAGCGATGACGCAATATCCCCTAACAGTTTTGTTACTGGTAGAGGATTGCAAGAGTTATTATCATCCGTTGATCTAAACGTAAAAGAATATCAGCTATCACTTAAAACAGCAATAGAAGAGCTTGATTATAAACGTTTAGAAATGGATCAGGCACTCAATGGAAATACTAAAAAACCATTAGCAGGTTATCTAAACGGTACAGCATATGCTGAAAACTATACACCATCTACTGATATTGCAGGTATGTACAAGACAAGGCGTATTTACGGTGTCATGGCAGGATTCGATGAACCTACAAAGATTGTGTCAGGTTTACAGTTACTACAAGCAGGTATCATAGACAAAGAGACTTTGCAAGAAAACATGGACGGATTAGATAACGTACAGAAAATAAATGATAGAATACTTAAAGACGAAGCAGAGAGAACTTTGTTTGAGACATTAAAGGTACAAGCAAGTCAAGGAGATCCTAAAGCAACAATGGCATTGGTACAGATATACAAGAGTCCTAACGACATGCAGAAAATATTAGATAAGTTTTATACAGCTACAGAACCTGAAGTACCTGAAGGTGAAGCTGCATTATTAGAGCAGATGATGGGCGGTGGTCAACAACCACAACCTGGACCTGCACCTGATGTTAGATCATTATTACTAGGAGGTTTGCAAGGTGGCGCCTAACGAAGAAGTCAATATGATGTTTGGCGAGATAGTCAATAGTTGTTTAATTGACGTATGGCAAAAAACAGAGCTAGAAATATCTGATCACGAAGAAGAATTGTTTCAAGATGAACCACAGATTTCTGACATGCCACAAGGAATGATTGTACAATATATACCACAAGGATTAATAATATTTTTTGGTAAACAGGAGGATCTAGATGGCAACTGGTAGTAGTAGAAATCGTGGACGTAGAGGTGGAGTCAAAAGACCTGCAGCTGTAAGTGGTCCTGGTAAATTATCACGTAGAACAGATGGTGCTGCACCAACAATAGAAGATGTACGTGGAATGGTTAATGAGTCTGCAGGAGAAGAAGCAGCACTTGTAGATCAAGTTAGACAAGGTAATATAGAACAACCACAAGAAACTTTTACTGCACAACCACAACAAGGTCCTGCACCATTAGGTGGGTTACCTACAGGGTTAGCAGATGTATTTGCACCAGGAGAAGATAATCTAGGTCAATACCAATCACCACCAACACAAGATCAATTTTTAGAACCTGATGATGTCATGCTTATAAGAGCAATGGCAGAAGTAAATCCTACTTCAGAACTTCTAGGACTACTTAAATTTGCTTCTGATAGACAGATAGGTAGAACGCAGCGTAACCTCTAATGGCTACATTTCACAGAGATAATCCTGCGGAGGAAGCTAACTTTTACAAAGAGCTACAACAAAGACAAGCTACATACAAAAGAGCTAAGAACTCTATAACTAAAGAAGACGCGCTACGTGCTAGTGCAATAGCAAAAGCATATCCAAACTTTTCACCTGATGTAATTACATCTTTAACAACGTTGCAAGTAAAACCTGAAGCACAAGTTTTAAATGACATATCTAAAATGATTTCACAATCTAACAGTAAGACAGTGCTAGATAAAGTCTTTGATCCACTACAAGCAGGAGTACGTTTAGGATTTTTAGGATTAGAAGATTTATATAGAACAACAGTAGATCGTCCTATCAATTCATTTATAGCAAGTACGTTTGGTGATAAATCAGAGAATCTATCTTTTGCTGACGCATATAGACAAAGTGGTAAATCAACTGTTAAACAATTGTTTGGTGAAATGAACAAGGGTAAAAAAGTAAATTTAGGTGAAGGGTTCTTACCTGTATCAGAAACGTTCGACGCACAGAATCCACAGTCTAAATTTTATGATGAATACCAATACATGATACGATCAGGATTTGATCAAGGTAGAGCAGAACAAATAATACAAAACTATCTAGGTACACCAATAACTTCTATAGATAGACAAATGCAAGAAGGTAATGAGAATTTTACTATTAGTAATGAAAAGGGTACAGTTCCCATATCTTTAGGCAGATCGTTAGCACTACAAGTTGCAGAACCTAATACAAGAACATTTAATGTTGTATCAGGTGTATTAGACGCAGGTAAAGCATTGTTCTTAGATCCTGCAAACTATTTAACATTAGGCATGGGTGCATTTACAAAAGGTAGAAAATCTTTAAAGATACCTGATTACTTAGAAAAGATTTTAAATGATACACCTGTAGATAAGATGACTAAAGCACAAAAAGAATACATCGGTGCTGTAAACAAAAGTTGGGGTTTACCGTTTATATCAGGTAGATCAGTATCTAATTACCTTGTTAAAGATGAAGGTGGTAAGAAATTAATTAATTATTTTGCAGAGTTAGATGATCCTAATAAGTTTATAGAACTTACTGGTATTACTGATAGAGAAGCTATCACTGCTTTTATGGATGTATCACAAGACTTTACAAAGTCAAGTGCAGATAAACAAACAGCAGTTAAAAACTTACTTACAGAATTTTTAGAAGATCCTTTTGGACCTATGGGTACAGGAGAAAAACCAACAGTAGGTGCAATAGGTAGATTCTTAGGTGGTGCTACAGAAGAGTTGTTAGGCGGAGTACCTGAAGGTACAGGTAAATTATTTGGTGCTAAAAAAGTTATTAAGACAAAACTTATGGATAGTCCTAATAGATCAGCAAGAATACTATCTACGTATGCAGGAGAGTTTCCATATAGATATGTTGATAGCAATCAGTTAGATGACGCTGTAACAAACCTAAAAGG